TGGACAACTAACTATAATATATTGAGGGCCTAAAATAAGAGTAATTAACTTATTGAGGTTGCCTAAATCAGCCAAGGCCCTTCCAGTTCTATTTAGGAGAATTGAAAATGAAAAAATTTGAATGTAAGATATGTAAAAAAGAATTTAAAAGCTTAGGTGGGCTATCTGCTCATATTACAATAGTTCATAAAATTTTTGTAAAAGAATATTATGAAAAATATTATCCAAGATTTTGTAAGATTTGTAATAATAAAATATTGTGGACTTCAAACACTCCAAATTATTTGAAGTCAAAGACATGTTGTTTAGATTGTAAAAATATTCTAAATAGTTATCTAATAAGTAAAAGTTTAAAAGGAAACATTCCCTGGAATAAAAACTTAAAGACAAATGAAATAAAAAATTACAAAAGAAAAACAAAATATAGAAAAAGTAAAAATATAATGAGAGATACAAAAGAAATAACAAAATCTCTTACTAAAAGAAAAATAATAAAAGATAGAGTTAAATTTTGGGAATATCGTAATTATGCAGATACAAAAATAGAGAAAATAATAGAACAAGAACTTATAAAAAATAATATAAATTATGAGAAGCAATCTCTTATTTTCGGATATCCTGATTTTAAAATAAATAATATTTGTATATTTTGTGATGGAGATTATTGGCATTATAATCCAAAAAAATATTCTGGGTTAAAAGCAGAAAATAGATGGAAATATGATAATAATATAACACAAAAATTGAAAAAACAAGGTTATAAAGTTTTAAGATTTTGGGAAGAAGATATTTATCACAATTTAGATAATTGTATTCAACAAATTATAGATTTAGTCAATACCGAGGCAATCCCAAAATGGGCGAGTCCGTAGAGACTACACGCGAAACAGTAAAATAAAATTACTGAAGATATAGTCCGAACTGCATGGTGACATGCAGAGTTATCCAGAAATGAGATAACCACTTTTCAATTAACTGAAAAGTAGTAACAAATTGCAAATTATCCCTTACATCCGTCAAAAAAGTTACCTAAGACAATTTCTTCAAAGCTTTCAAATGCCTACTGAAACTTATCGTTTTCCAAAATTAACAACTGGAAATACTGTTTATTATGTTGGTGAAGGTTCATCAGCTCCTGAGTCTCTAATGAGCACAGGGACTGTAGAACTTGCTGCTAAAAAATTAATGGTTGCTCTAGCTATTAGTGCGGAGCTCGAAGAGGATTCAGTACTGCCTATCGTTCCTGTAATTAGAGATGATTTGGCAAAAGCATTTGCTTTAGCTGAAGAAAATGTTTTCATTAATGGAAATACATCTCACACAGCAACTGCTACTGAATCAGCTTGTGCTACTACAGACAACTGGTTCGTTAGTGATCAAAGATTAGCCTTTAATGGTATTTTGAATTTTGCTTGTGGTACTTCTGTTGATGCAGGATCTGGTGCTCTTTCATTAGCTGATATTTCTACTGGTATTCAAAATTTAGACGTTTTCGGACGTGATAAATCTGAATTACTTTTAGTAACATCACTAAGAGAAGAAAGTACACTTAGACAATTATTAGGTATTAATCTTTCTTTAAATCAACTTGGCTTAACTGGCACAGCCCTTCCGGGTGAAGTTGGTAAGGTTTGGGGAATTCCTGTTGTTGCAACAAACTTGTTAGCAGTTGACAGTGATAACAAATCTGAAGCTCTCTTGATGAACAGAAATGCTGCTATTATTGGTGACAGACGTATTTTCAATATTAAATCTTCTGATGAAGTATTGTTAAGATCTGATCAACTATTAATAGTTGCTTCTGAAAGAATTGCTTTTAATGCACAATATTGTAATGCTGTGGTTAAAATCACAAACATTGCTGCTTAACAATAAAAGTTAACAGCAAATAATGAGGGAGAGATTTTTTTCTCTCCCTCTAACAAAAAAGGAGAAGTAAAGTGTTAGTTTTGCCAAAGATTAATTTATCATTAAATTTTAAAAAAACTCAAAAAAATTATAAATTTATAGTAGATAAGCCAATTGAAGTAACTGAAGAAGTATATGAATATTTAAGTAAAAATTATAATAATAAATTTTTAAAAATTTGTCCTATTGTAAATACTGTAACGAATATTTTTGAAGATTCTAGAAATAATCTAGAAAATTCTGTTATAAAAGATAATAATGATATTTTAAATCAACTTGTGGATTTTCAAAATGAAAGTAAACAAGCTGATATAAAAATAATAATAGAAAAAGCTATTGAACAAAATGTTATAGTAAAAAATGGAGCATATTATAAAATAGAAGATCAAATGTGTAAAGGTTTGAATAAAGTAAAAAGTTTACTTGAAAAAGATACTGAATTATTGAATAAAGTTTCAGAAAAAATAAATTAGAGGTTTTATTTTGGAATTAAATTATACATGGCAAACAATAGACGGATATCAAAGTGATTACGTTTATGATGAAAATAAAATTATTTTTAGTGATGATGGAATATCATTAGTTGATCCATTAGATACATCTTTGCCTTATGTAATAAATAGTGAAGGAATCGATTTTACTTTTTTATCTAGTATAACATTTTCGACTTCTGACATTTCTTCTGGAAATTATATAAAATCACAAATAAGTAAAGACAATGAAAATTGGTATTTTTACGATAATGATTCTAATACTTGGATAAATTCTTCAACAACAACTGATTTATCTGGTTCAAATATTCCTTCTGATTACACAACGACTTCTTTAAATAATTTTGTATATCAGATTGGATCTGGAAGATTATATTGGAAATTATTTTTTGTTTCTGATGGAACAATTGATATTTCACCAACAGTTAGTTATTTAAGTATTATTGGAGAAAAATATTATACTGATATACAAACAACAAGAGCATTATTAGAGCCATATGGATTAAGATATATAGATCCTATTACAGGACAATATGTAGAAAACGAAGATTTTCTTTCTGATAGTAGATTGAGAGCTATGATTCCATTAGCAGATGCACATATTAATAATAATACTTATACAGATTTTTATTATCATAGAAACGAAATAGAATATTATGATGGAAATGGAAAAGATTCTTTAAGAACTTATAATTTTCCGATTCAAAAAATAACACAAGTTATAATGTATAATCCATTATTACAAGCAATGAGATCATTTTTGGATTTTGAATTAATTATTCATCCTGAATGGGGAGAAATATTTTTACCTCCAATCTACCCTGCATATTTATCTGATGCTCCTGCAAGAGCAATGTTTGGAAATATTTTTATAACAGGAAGAAGAAATATTGAAGTTGATTATGATTGGGGATATGAAACAACACCTGCAGATATAAAATTAGCTGCAACAAAATATGCAGCAATCCAAATATTAAATGCTTTTTGGGCTTATTTGAGCAGAGGTGTTCAGTCTAGAAGTTTTGATGGTTATTCAGAATCATATGGACAAAAACCTTTTGCTGGAATTATTGAAACTTGGGATAAAGAAATCGAAAGAATTATTGGTAATAGAAGAAAATTGTTTCCAAGATCAATATAAATGGAGATTTAAATTGGAAGAACAATTTTTAAACAAGATAGTTAATAATATTTTACAAGATGATTTATACATAAAAGAAATCATCTCAAAAGCTTTAGGAATGCCTAAAGTTCCTTCTGGAACAAAAATGCCGAAAATGACAGTATATTGGCAAGGTGAAGGAAAAAGAAGACCTATTCAAATTAATGTAGGGTCTAAAATTCCTGATGGCTACGGACCAAATCCAAAACAAAAAATTGGACAAGAGTCTGTTTCAGAAAAAGAAGGTAAAAAAGAAGAAAAAATTTCTACTAAAGAAAAAATAAAAATATCTCCTGAGGAAAAGAAAAAATTAAAAGATCAAATTTCTGGATTAAAAGAAAAAGTTTTAGATAAAATAAAAGAAAAAATTAAGCCAGAAAAAAAAGAAATTTCTCCTCAGAAAACATTTGAAAGAGAATTCGAAAGAGAAAAAGGTATTGGAGAATCAGAAGCATTTTATAATTTAAGACTTGGAACAGCAGCATTAGATTATATTAATGATTTTTACAAAAAATTCGAAAATATTCCTGTTTCTGATCCAAAATATCAAAAACAAAAAGAAATAGTTAATAATATGATTGATCAAATTCATGAACAATTAACAAAAAAAGTTAGTGGAAAATCAGCTAAATTATTAGAAACAAAAAGATTAACAGAAAGTGCTAATTATCAACAAAGTAAAGATAGATTAAATAATTTAGAGCAAAAAATGTCTCAAGGTGAAAAATTAAATCCTGAAGAAGCAAAAGAATATAATAAATTATCAAAACAAATTGAAATGTCAGATAAAATTTATTTAGAAAATCAAAGAAAACAATTAGATATAGAAAATTCAAAAAAACAAGAAGAAATTACTAAAGATTTAGAAGTTAAATGGAATAAAGGTGAAAAATTTTATAAAGATTATTCAGGAATAAAAACTGATAAAATTAAAACAACTTCAGAAATTAAAGAAAAAGATGCAACATTGTTTTCTATTTTAAGATATGGAAAAAATATTCCATTAAAAGAAATTAAAAAAAATAACAAAAATACTGTAAATTCATTTATAAAAGAAAAATTAAAAGATTTTGAAATTAAAAATGTAAATACTAATTATGAACAAGGTACAATTACTTTTGATTCTTCTCAAGTTGATAATCCTAGAAAGTTTTCAAAAAAACTAAAGCAATCTTTTCTTGATGATGATTCAGCAAATAATGCATATATTTTAAGATCAACAAAAGATGGGAAGCTCATAATTAGTGTAAAACAATATAAAACAGATTGGGTTATAAGACCTATGCCTGAAAATTTATCAACAGCAGTAAATGAACAACAAAAAAAATATGAACAAAATAAAAAAACAGGAGCAAAAACAAAATATCAATTTTGGTTATCTAAAGATAAAGCATTATCTATTAATCCTGCTCAAAGAGATCAACCTCATACAGTTGTTATGCAAGGCGGCCAAAGAACAGGTAAAGGTTTAACTTTTGGTTCTGAAATGTCTCAAGCATTAGGATGGGCAGACGGATCTGTAGTTCAATTTTTTAATTTTGATCATACAGCTGCATTTTATTCTGATTTAAATAGAAGTGATCCAAAATTTTTAAATAAAATGCAAAATAAAGGATTAATTGGATTTAATGGTGTAACAAAAGATAATCTAAAAACATTAGAGCCAACAGAACAAGCAAATGCATTAGAAGATTATATAAATAATTTTTCAACTGCTTATAACAATGAATACAATAAAAGAACAGTTATAAGAAATTTAGCAAAAACAAATAATTTAGACCAAGTTAAGCAACAAATTCCAACAGCTGTATTTAATATGGATGAAGCTGAAGCACTTGAGGATTTAATTTTAACTAATTCTGAAATTGGTAAAGATAAAAAAGATGAATTATTAAATAAAGTCGCAGGAGTCATTTCAAATCAACAAACAAATGGTGTTAAAGTTGGTATGATGTTAAAAATGGGATTACAACAAGGATTTAAATCTGATATTATGCAAAGAGTAATGAGAACATCAGGAAATACTTTAATTTCATATGATGGAAATGCCGATCCAATTACATTTAATGTAACAAGAACAAGAGGTATGACAGATGCTTTAAGATCTGTAAAAAGTACAGAAGTTGATGAAGATGGAAATCCCATTTCGACAGGAAGAGTTATTGTAACAAGAACAGGACAAGGTGGGGGTTCTGTATATTCTCCGATATTACCAGGAACAGGTTCTGTTGAAGCAGTAACTAAAGCAAACAAATGAGTATAAGAACAGCAGCAGTTGAAGGACTTGTTTCAAGAGGTGGAGTATATGTTACAATATATAATTCTATGCCATGTACTGGTGATAATAATTATATATATTCAGAACTTCATCAATTTGATTATGATTTAAATAATGATAATGATATTATTTTAACAGGTACAACAAATATTATTGGTAATAGTGTTGATTGGGAAACAGGAAATGAAATTGTATCAGGATCAATTGTTATGACTGATGTATCTGGTGTAACAGGATATTTAGAAAATGAAGATTATACAATTGATTATTCATCGGGAACAATAACTAGATTAATTACAGGAAAAATTGAAGATTTAGATATTGTTAAAGTTGATTATACTTGGCATTTAGATTGTCCAGAAGAAAAAACAGGAAATCCAAGTAGATTTTGTAATTCTTGTAAAGATCCTGATCAAGGAAACGTTTCGACTGGAGTAATTTATTATCAATCTACAACAGTTAGAGCATTATTCCATATTCCGAAATATCAAGGAGATTTTGATAAATTAGGTGTCTTTAAGTTAGGTGATGGAATAGTTAGTGTTCCATATAATATAACTGTTAATGCAAAAAATTATTCTGATGGCGGATTTTTTTGTCAAGATAAAATAAAAATTCAAGGTGTCGAAGGTGTATGGAAGGTTATGTCAATGCCAGCTACGATACAAATGGGAGAATTTCTCGGAAAAAAAATACACGTAAGAAAAATAGATTATTAAGGAATAAAAATGTATAAAATACCAATTGAAAAATCTAAAAAACATTCTCATATTCATACAATTAAAGCAAAAAGGTGTATAGAAGATGTAAAGAAAAAAAATAAAGATGTTAATCCTTATGCAATTTGTACAGCATCATTAGGAAAAGAAGAAGCTATTCTTCCGAAACATCAGAAAGGTTAATTAATGCCATTTTTATCAAAAAAACAACAACGTTTTGCATATGCTAATCCTGAAAAATTTGGAGGAAAAAAAGGATTAAAAGAATGGTCTTCCAAAACTGATTTTGAATCTCTTCCTGAAAAAGTTAAAAATAAAAAAAAGAAAAAATCAACACATAAATTACCAATATTAAAATCTCATATAGAAAAACGTCTCGTTCATGGTAAATATGGAACTTATTTTAAAAATTTTAATATTTCAGATTCATTGTTAGAAAAAGAACAAGTTGAAAAACTTTTTAATACACACTCTATTAAAGATTTAAAAATAGGTTTTGAAAATATGAAACAAAAACGTGATGAATTACGTAAAAACAATAATAGAACAAAACAAGAAGATGAAATTTTATCTAAATTAAATGATGCTATAAATTGTATTGCTGACGAAGCTAAAAAACAATTTAAAAAGTCTGATGGAGGTGTAATAGGTATGTCAACAACATCAGGTGGAGAAGGATTAATAACAGTAGGACAAGGAAGTTATCCTAAATTTAGAAATAAAAAAAAGAAAAAAGTACGAAAATCATTACCAATTTCTTTATCTTCTAATGGTACAACTAGTTTAAATAATTTATCTGATAAAGAAAAACAAATGTTAAGAGATGCAATAGTTGAAGAATATAAAGCAGTTAATATTTATGAAATGATGGCAAATAATACTGAAAATGAAAATTTAAAAAAAGTATTTTTAGATATTACTAAAGAAGAAAAAATTCATGTTGGTGAATTTGAAACAATGCTTAATAGTATTGATTATGAACACATGTTAAGTATAGAAGAAGGTAATCAAGAAATTGAAGATTTGTTATGATAAATGGATTAAATGCATTAAAGATAAGATTTAATAATTATTTAAAAGATGAATCAAAAAAAGTAATAGAAAATGAAATAACAAATGTTGGAATAAAAAGAAAAACAGGAGATTTATTAAATTCAATAAATTTTCTTGGAGAAACAAAACCTTGGTATTGGGAAATTGCAATTGAGTCTGATTATGCTTCTTATTTAAATGATGGATACGATTCGTTTGATATGAAAAAAGGACTTATAGGTAAAACAATACCCTTACAAACACCTGAAGGATTAATTTTTAGAAAAGTTAGTCCAAATTCTACTGGTTGGATTCATCCAGGATGGGAAGCAACACATTTTGTTCAAAATGCTGAAAAAAAATTATATGAAGGAATTTTGAAAATAGTTGATGAATCATTTTCTGAATTATCTTAATAAGAGGAATTAATTGAAAAAAAATTATAATAAATATAAAGTA